GCTTCTAATGATGTTAATGCCATTATTCTACTATTTCAAATTTTAATTTATCATCTATTATAGTAGATATTCCGTTTTCAATTATTTTCAATTTTAATACATAAGTCCTACCTGCTGGTAATGTATTTAAATCTAAAATAAAATAATTTGTAGTTATATCACAACTTATTTTTGAATAATCATCAAATGGAATTACTACTTCATTTGTTATATAATCTTCAATTTGGTAATATGTTGTTTTTGGTAAATATTTAACTTGGTCATAAACAAAGGTAGTTCCAAATGATTTAAGTGGATACATATCTCTACCTTTAACTTTTAACTTAATTTTACTATCTTTTAAATACTCCGTTTTTAAATTTGTAACTACAATTTTATAATCATCTTGTGCCGAACCTGTGACAGGACTCAAACTTCCGGTTATAAAAGAACTATCATCCCAAACTAATTCTAATTTTGGTTGATATATTGTATTTGTTTCTTTTGAAAAGAATTTAAGAATACCATAATCCAAATCATCCAATTCGTTTGTCAAACCATGATGAATTATAAATCCATTATTTGGTAAAGACCCACTAATTAAAATTGTTATAATATTTGTTACATCAATTCTAACATCATCTATTTCATTATTAAATGATTGTGATGCCATAGATGCAGTATACCAAGTTCCACCTTCTGCATTTGCAGAACCCGTTGTTCCTGTTGCAAAAACTGCGGTTCCTCCAATTACATTATCTTGCCAAGTATTTACTCCATTTCTATATTTCCAACTGATTCCATCTGAAGAAATATTATCAAATTTAGTACCAGTTCCCATTGTCCAACTTTGAGAAACGGCATTTGCATATAGTGTATATTCTAATGGGATTTCCTCCGAATTAGCAGCTTTTAAATTAATATAAGCTTTCCAACTTCCTGTAATGTTTTCACTACGAATTGAGGACGATATTGAATTTATATCAAATTTAATAAATGTTCTAGCAATATCTTTTGTAGAACCATAGTATAATTTACCAATTTCCAATATTTCATCCCTACCGGCATTTTGTTCTGGTTGTTGTAAATAAATACTTGCGTCGTATGATGATGTATAAAATTTATGCATTATAAAGCCCTCCCTTTTATGTCTTTTGTTGGATATTTAACTTCGAAAATGCAAGGGTCTAATGATGGATAGATTATTTTACCCTTTGTTGCAGAGTCTATGTTATATTTGTTTGGTGAATAATTTCCATCTCCACCACATAAATTTGAAATCTTTACGGATGGTACACTCATAACTCCTTCTACATTTGCTAATATTAATTCTATTTCGGAAAGGTTAATTGGTTTATTAAATGTCCAATTATCTATATCAAAATAAGTTTGTATTTCAGTTAAACAATTTGCAAGTACTTCTCTTTTATTATAATTAGAATATGTGACTATTTCAAAATCACAACCAATATTAACAATAAATCCATCCATTATATTAACTGCATCGGTCATCATTCTATATTCACCTAAATAGGTTTTAAGATTTTGTTTAACTGCTTGATTTATTTGTGTTAATTTTTTTTCATTGTCATAACCTAATAAATACATATTAATTGCAAATGGATTGTTTACTTCTGCATTTGCATTTTTCTTTTGAGATAAATATTTTACTAATTCTTTTTGTATTTCAGATGGTTTTTTATCTTTTAACGATTCTACTACACCAACAAATTCTGCTATGTTATTTGGACTTGCTAAAATAGATGCAGGTGAATTATTATCAATCTCACCATCGGCAGATACATATACTTTTGTTACACTACCATATCTTTCTGGCATAGATAATGCTCTCACAATATAGTCTTGTCTTGTAACTGCTCTATTTTGAGAACCAAATGTTGCAATCGCATTTTGTCTAATTTCTTCAATAGTTTCCGCACCTCTCCCACCAACTGCAGCTTCTAAATTTTCAACTGCTACGGTTGTTTTAATATCTAAATATGACGACCTTTCTGCATCGTTTGAAAATGATAATAAATCATCTTCAAATTCTATTTTTTGAATATTTGATAAATCACCGGTATTGATATTAGAATCAATTCCACCGCCTGTTAAATATTTAACTATCAATGTTTTACCAACAGGAGTTATACCAAATGTATTTGTTTTTAAAAAATTAGAAGGGTCAATTCCTTTATTTAATCTTTCGATTGAATTTGCAAGACCTAATCCTATGTTTTTTGAATTTGGTAATAATTGTTCATCATTCATTGTTGTATCTCCACTTCCAAATTGTAAATCCATTGTATTGTTTGAATTTACTTTTACTGAAAATCTATATGGTACTTTTTGAACTTCTAAAATATAAGGAACAGATGCTATGGATGATGCATCATATTGTTCATCGTTTGTATTTGCTGTTGTATTTGGTTGTTCTACAAATATACTTTCTTGTGCTAAATAAGGAACTTCATACCACTTAACCGAGCCACCATCGGATGTTACGGATGTTATTTGAATTATATTTGTATCGGATAATGTTACATATGGATATTCCGAATATGCACCAAAATCAAATGTTGCACTTTTTTCAGATGCTGATATTGCTTTTACTTTTTTAGTAATTAAATATTGTGTTGGAACTCCTGTGGTTGGTTCTCTTTCAAACACTTCAATTTCTCTATCCGTTGGATTTGCAAAATCAACAATATCGGTTGTTCTAAATACTACATTTGGATTTGTTGTTGATTTAACTTCTAAACCATCTTTTATTTTTAAATAAAATTTAGAATCAGGCCCATTATTTATTCCTGTTTCATTATTTGATAAACATAATTGATATATTGTCAATGTAGTTACTGCAGGGGATGTTACTTTTGGTTTATATCCCATTGATTGCGCCAATGATATTACATTTTTCCTTTCGGATGCATGTGCTAACATTGATTCTTTTAATTGTGTATCTTGATAAAAAGATAACACATCACCCAGTGCTGCGGCCTGTTCTATAAAGACCATACCTGGAGAAGCTTCATTAAAATCGGAATATGTATTTGGGAAATATGTTTTGGTAAAATCAATAAGATTTTGTCTAAAACTTGCAAAGTCTTTTCCTACATAACTTAATGTTTTATTGCTTCCAAAATTTTTATTTATAGGTTTAATCGCCATTATTTATTTACATTTATAGTTATTGTTTCTGTTAAATTGGGATTAGACGATAATGCAAATTTTATTTCTAATATAATTCTATTTAAATCTATATCGGTATCATCGTAATCAAAAATAATATTAGTTATTGTTAAATATGGTAACCAAGTTTCTACCGCATCTATTATATAATTTTCAATTAAATTTTCAATGATTTGGCCATCCATGGGTTCAAATAATACTTTCCAAACATCACAACCAAATTCAGGTTGCATTAACCTTTCACCTTTTCTAGTAAGTATTAAATTTTTAATGTTATCTTTTGCCTGATTTAAAGTTGTATAATTTACAGCAAATACTCCACCTTTATTAGAATTTTTATTAATTCCAATACCAAGTACTTTATAATCGTTTTGAGTTAAATCATCTACTTTAACTTTACCAAGCTCTATTGCCATTATCTACCTTTCTTTTGTTTTTCTTGTTCTGCAAATACTTTTGTTAGTGCACTATAATCTCTTGTTAAAGCTTTCATAGTTGCGTCTTGTAACGCATCTCCTGTTGATTGTAATTGTTGTGGAATATTTTGAGGTACTCCCATATCTCTATAATCCATTGTTTCCCAATCTTCTTCCATAGTTCTTTGTGGTTGCATCATGTCTAATACACTACCACCACCATTTGCCATCCCACCTTCTGCTCTTTGTTGTGAGGTAAATGGTTGTGTTTGATTCAATACTTCATTCAACATCGGGTTATTTGTAAATACCTTTTGTTGTCTTTGTGGTTGTTGAATTGATTCTTGTTTTTTAATTGGTCTCTCATATTGATTAACTTCTGTCAAATCTTTTAATGAGGGGGTTGATGTTTTCTTTTGTGAGTTCAATGTAACTGCACCAGATTTAATAAGTTTAACAAGTTCTTCTTTTACTTGTAACTTAACTTCGTTTTTAACAACTTCTTTAATTAAAGTTAATAAAATTTCTGATTTCATAAAATAATTGTTTTGTATATGTTTTAGTAATAAATATTGAAGATTTAGTTTATTTAATGGTGTACGATTTTTATATCAGGTTTACTTACTTTTAAATTGGCTTTATCTAATGCTTTTAATTTTTGAACAGTTGATATACTTCTGGAATCTTTTTTTCCATCAAATGATTTGATTACATCGTTTACATATGCATGTGGGTCTACTTTACCTGTTTTTTTCTGTTCATCATGTGCTTTTTCTTCTTTACTATTAACAGTATGCGTTTTATGTAAATTTTCCATTGTTAGGCCGGAATTAGCTAGTTCAGCTTCTACATGTTTTTTATGTTGCTCTACCAATACAGCATCACCAAATGTTTGTTGTGTAAAACCGATAGCACTTAAAGCTGTTAAATGGTGTCCTTCTTCGTGCGCCGCATGCATAGCATGGTATGTTTCAGCAGCTTTACCGACTGCTGCAGCAATATATTCTATTGCGGTAAATGATTTAAGCATTTTTAAAGGATTACTTACCGGCGTTATCCAATATCCTACCCATGGTAATACGCCGGGTATAGGAAGTGGTGCGGGTGCTGGATACTGACATAGTGCAGTCAATATTCCACCAACAGTTAACAAATGTAGTGTTGCTGATGCAATGAAGCTTAATAAAAATGGAGACATCATTGAATTTGATGGAACAGTTATTGGAGTCCAAATTCCAGGCATAAGACACAAGTTGGCAGTTGGATGTGGTAAAGTCGGTAGGATTTGTCCTTTACCTTTAATTGCTCGGCCAATAAATCCACCTTTACCAATAACATTGGCAGCTGCGTCATTTGCTTTTTTATATAAATCTGCA